GTTTTTTTTATCTTGGATCTCTTTGCGTCTTTCTTTGGATAACTTTCCGATATCTCCCAAAGCTTTTCTTGCTCGAGTAGCTGCAGCTTTTACGCTTTTATCTTCAAAAGTTTCTGCTTCTTTAAGATAAGCATTAAATGCCTGGACTATTTGTTCGTGTAATGTGTTTTCCATTTTTTTCTTCTCCTTGTTATGTCTCTTCTGGACCAAATATTACGTCTTCCGATCCTTCTAGTATTTCCGAGCTGCAGTCAACAGGATCGCCTTTTCTTGCAGCTTCTTTATCATTTATATAAACTTCTTCTGAACCTTCTTCGATTACGGGCGTAGCGGCACCTGGAAAGTGCACCGTATCTCCTTTGCTATGATCAGTTAGTTTATCACCTTTCACAGCGGCAGGTTCACCATTGATGAATACGTCTTTCGAGCCTTCGTCAATAGCATGAACACTCCAACCGTCTGGAGGAACATGATTGGCTGTGTGGCCTTTCCGTGCAGCCTGTGGCACTACACCTTCAGCCCTGTTGTGCTCTGAATATAATTACTAGACATGTCTGATTGTGTTTTTGTAATACAAATCACATTACAGGATTTAATATGAAATTTTGACTCCATATCAACTGTGAACATGAATGGTGCAAGTCCCATTCCTTCTTGCGTTGCTGTAAGACTTAAGGGCTTGCTAACAATAAGAACATCATCTTTTTCTTCGAGCAGCTTTGTAACTATTTCTTCGCCAGAAGCTAGTTTAATGCTTATTACATCATTTTGCTTGTACGGAACGTCAATTAGCATAATTTATTTTTCCTAGTTTAGTTTTTTAAAATGTTTTTCCAATTCGGCAAATCCGCCAACAGATTTACCATCTATCTTAATCTGAGGAACTGTTGATGCGTTAGGAAACATTTCTAGCAACTCTTCTCTTGATAGATCTGCTCCTACTTTTTTGTATACATATTCTAGATTGTTGTTTTCACACAGATCTTTTGCCATGTGACAGAAGTAACAACCATCCTTTCCATATATTTCTATCATAAACTGAATCCTTTAAACGTATCTTCATTAACATCCTGCTTTGTGCCACCTTGGACGTAAGAACTTATTTCTGTTTCTTGAGGGGCTACTTGAACATCTGCTCCGCTGATCCATTTTTGTGTCCAAGGTAAAGGATTTGATTTGACCGAATACGGACTTTGTAAACCTACTGCAGTCATTCTCTTAGTGCAGATAAATTCAATATACTCGCTCAGTAACTGAGTGTTAAGACCAATCATTGATCCGTCTTTGAACAAATAGTCTGCCCACATCTTTTCTTGATCAACTGCATCAACAAACATCTGTATACATTCTTCTTCAGTTTCTTTAGCTATTTTTGCATAGTCTTTGTCGTCTGTCTTTAGAATTTTTAACAGCGCCTGCGTGCTTGCAAGGTGTAGATTTTCATCTCGCGCGATCAGCTTAATAATTTTAGCGTTGCCTTCCATTTTCTTCAGTTCTGCAAAAGCCCAGCTACATGCAAAGCTAACATAGAAGCGCACACCTTCTAGAATGTTAACACTCATTAAGGTGAGCCACAGTTTCTTTTTAAGATCGTAAAGGTCCACTGTGACTTTCTTGCCATTTACTGTATGTGTTCCTTCTCCTAGCAGATTGTAATAACCTGCTAATTCAACTAGATCATCATAGTATTTAGAAATGTCTTTTGCACAGTCGACAATCTCTCCGATATCCATAAGCTCATCAAAAACCTTGCTTGGATTCGAATAGATATTACGAATAATATGTGTATACGAACGACTATGAATTGTCTCAGAGAATGTCCAAGTTACAATCCAATTTTCAAGTTCTGGCAAACTTACAACAGGATTAAATGCTTCTACTGGTGCGCGACCTTGCACACTGTCTAACAAAATTTGGCGCTTGAGATTTGAAGTAAAGATATGTTGCTCGTGCGTTGTAAGACCCTTAAAGTCCTTAGCATCTTGATAAATGTCAACTTCTTCTGGTCGCCAAAAAAATCCCAGCTGCTTGTCTGTTAGCTTGTCAAACTGCTTGTATTTGACTGCGTCGTATCTTTGAATTGTTGGACCGCCCGAAGGATCCAAAAATGCTTTTACTTTTGTATGGTCAGCTCTGTTATTAATATCAAATACACTACTCATCAATATTCCTTTATTTTAAAACTTAATTTTAACTGATTATTCTAAATCTGTCAAGAATTAAAGTACACAACTTTCGCAATCTGCTTCCTGATCAGGTTGATCACTATCAGAATCATCGTTGCTTTCGGTAAACATCTTGTTGACGTCAACTTCTCCTTGTCCATCATTTGTATTAAAGTAATACAGCTGTTTTCCTCCGTACTTGAAAAACATCAGTAAATGTTGTAACAACACACTCATTGGGATCTTTTCGTCTTCAAAGAAAATAGGATTATACGAAGTGTTTACTGATATACCTTGATCGATATACTTTTGTAATACACTCATTATTTTGATATAGCCTTCTGGTGACTCTTGATCCCACAGAAGATCGTATTTGTTTTTGAGACGTTTGTATTCTGGTACCACTTGCTTGAGTACACCGTGCTTGCTTTGTTTAACCGAAATAAGATGTCTGGGTGGTTCAATACCGTTTGTAGCGTTTGCTACTTGCGCCGATGTCTCCGAAGGCATAAGAGCCATCAGAGTCGAATTACGAATTCCAGTTTCTTTTAACTGCTTACGCAATCCTTTCCAATCCATTCTTTCTTTGTGAGGTATCAACTCATCTAGCGGCTTGGAATAAGTCTGATTAGGAGTAATACCGTGTCCATACTTGGTTTCCATTGTGCCGGATATTGCACCTTTCTCAACAGCGAGATCCGCACTTGCCTTGATCAAGTAGTAACTCCATGCTTCGGCCCATTCGTCAACTAATTTAAGTCCTTGACCGTCAATATGCTGATAAGTAAGGCCTTGCTTGGCTAGCCAGTATGCAAAGTTAATAATGCCAATGCCTAGTGGCCGGCGCTTCATTGTGCTTAGTTCAGCTGCAAGCACAGGATATTTTTGATAGTCGAGTAACTCGTCGAGGCCTCTTACAGCTAGAGTGCAAGCTTTTTCAAAATCTGCAGGAGTTTTTATATTGCCCCAGTTAATTGCACTTAGTGTGCACAAGCTGATTTCGCCTTCTGGATCGTCAATGTGCTGTAGCGGCTTGGTAGGCAAATCAATTTCTGCACAGAGGTTTGACTGGCGGATAGGCGCAACGTCTGGCATGAAACTGCCGTGCTCGTTTGCATTGTCAACGTTTTGTAGATAGATTCGGCCTGTGTTTTTACGCTCTTCTATAAACTGAGAAAAAAGGTTAATTGCTTTAACTGTTTTTTTGCGTAACTTTGTATTGCGCTCAGCTGTTTCGTACAATTCACGAAACTTCTCTTGATCAGCAAAAAATGCGTCATATAAACCTGGTACATCAGCTGGCGAGAAAAGAGTTATATCGCCGCCACTTATTAGTCTTTCATACATTAGTTTGTTAAACTGCACACCGTAGTCCATGTGTCGAACACGATTATCTTCGGTGCCCTTATTGTTCTTAAGCACCAACATGTCTTCGATTTCTAAATGCCAGATGGGATAATAAACTGTGGCTGCTCCGCCTCGTACACCGCCTTGGCTACAGCTCTTAACTGCTGCTTGGAACAGTTTATAAAAGGGTATGATCCCTGTATGGTATGCATCGCCTTTTCGTATCGGTGAACCTATAGCACGAATGCTGCCGCCTCCAATTCCGATACCTGCTTTTTGCGAGACATATTTAACAACAGCACTAGCAGTTGCATTAATGCTGTCAAGACTATCACCTGTTTCGATTAGAACACACGAACTGAATTGACGTTGCGGTGTGCGTACTCCGGCCATTACAGGAGTAGGAAGGCTAATGTCATGTTGACTGATTGCATCATAGTAGTCTTTAATCCACTGCAGTCTTTCTTCCTTAGGATAGTTTGAAAATAAAGTAGCTGCTATAAGCACATAGCACATTTGTGGTGTTTCGAAAATTTCGCCACTTACTCTGTTCTGACAAAGATATTTGCCGCGCAGTTGTTCCATTGCTACGTATGTAAGGCTTTCGTCTCGTTCATGTTTAATAAAACTGTTGATACGATCCCATTCTTCATTATCGTAACTGCCTAGTAGTTCAGGGTCGTAAAATCCTCTTTCGATATTCTTTTCTACCAGCTTCTTTACATGCCATGGTTCGAATTCGCCGTATACTTCTTTGCGGAGAGCGTAATTTATTAATCTACCGCCCACATATTGGTAGTTTGGAGATTCTTCTGTAATTAAATCGGCTGTAGCCTTGATTAGGGTTTCTTGAATTTCTTTTGTGCTGATACCGTTATAAAATTGTATTTGACTTTTTATTTCTACTTCACTTGCGCTTACACCCGTAATGTCCTGGCAGGCATAAAATACTACCTTGTGTAATTTTTCAATGTCTAGGGGTTCTTTTTCGCCAGTCCGTTTGG